CCGGTTTTTCTCCGATTATAAACACATCGCCGATGCCGCTGATTTTTGACAGCGACCGGAGAGAATACCGCAGTTCATTATTTTGCCATTTGCTGCCGGTTCCGAGTGGGTAGATGACTGAGATCATTCCGCTAAGTTGGTTAAAATTGTTTTACCGTCCAAATAAAACGGCGGGTTTATTTTGTCACCGTGATAGTTTCCCCGGCCAGCAGCGCATCTACCAGCAATTCCAGGTTATCCCGCTGCCCCGGTTCGAGCATGACCACCTTTTCGGCGATTGCCGGGACCGCCCACACGTCCGACTGCCATTCGGCTTTTATCCCATCCCGGACCACCTGCGGCAAAAACGGGTGTGTCGTCAGGTCGTTAACTATCCAGTTTACCCGCGTCAGGTAGCTTTCGGCCAGCTTTGCGCCTTTGGTTCCGGGGTGTTCGTTCCTGAATGAAATCAAATGATCGTGCGCCTGTTTTAAAGCGTGAACCGATCCGATTATGTTTGCGCCGCCTTTCATGCTATTGATTCTGCTAATTTCCTTTTAGCTTTAATTTCCTTGTACTTTAAATAAGCCTCTGACTTTGGTTGCGTCTGCCCCAACCCCTTACAGTAGTAATCATTCCTAAGTATACACCTTGCCATACGCTTCCATGAAGGTGCCCAACACTTTATTTCTAAATCATGAGGTGCCTGGTCAGGTATTTTATCGTACCCCCTTTGCTTCCATCCGCCAATGAATTTAATAAACCTTTCACGGTAATTTTCCTGCATCTTAATAGGCAAAGTCTTTAACAGGAAATTTGTAAAACTTTCCCATGTATGCCCGTCTGGTTTTGATATTGCCCCGGCTCCTGTCATATTCCCTCTGTCCTGCACATACAAGGCTCCTGAATTTACACCGCTTACCCTGTTTATTAACTTGTACCATGTCATGGGTTCAAGCAAGTGGTAAAGCCATAATCCTTTTTTCTGATCGTCTCCAAAAGGCTGACAAAGCCTCTGATTGCTAAACTTTACCCCTGCCTTAGTCATTAGGTCGTAAATCTTATTGTAGCACAATTCAGGATGCTTAAAATGGAATAACCAAATATCCTCAGTCCTCCAATCGTATATTGGGTAAATGTTATACAGTACGTTAGTCAGTTTAGTAGACCACTTATGACCATTAAAAGTCAATCCGTCTTTGTTGCTCACTATTGCCCTGTAACGGTGTAGGCTTTCGTCTGACCTTATCCCAATAAATCCGGCGGTTAATTTATCACCGGCATACCACTTACCAAAAAGTACCATAAATTCCTCAAACTCCATCTTTGGTTGATAGAAATCGTATTGCGATAAGTCAGATCGATAAACTGGTTTTTCTCTTACCCAAATATTTTTTTTTGATTCATCCCAACAAACCCACTTAGGTTCAAAGTCGCTAACGGCATTTCGTAAAAGTAATTCACCGCAAAACCAATGCAGGTCAATATGATCCTTGTAGATTTCAACCATTTCCTTAATGTGGTCAATGGTGTTTGTGTATTGTGCTTCAAGGTCAATAATCAGTAAGCCTACTTTTTTACCTCTCTTTATCGCCTCTGCCATGACAAGATGCGTCATTACGGTGCTGTCCTTACCGCCGCTGAAACTTATGTAGCACTTTTCAAAGTTGTCGAATACCTCTGAAATCCTTTGTTTAGTAGCTTGAAGTACTGAAATATCTAAATATCTTTTAGTTGCCATATTAGTAAATTTCAACTTGTCTTCCCGCCGATAATGCTGTTTCCATGTCAATCACAGGACGCTCGTTTCTTTCTAACCACTTATTCAAATACTCCAATGCAACTTCGTTAGCTTTATTTTGCTCCTCAATGGTCATAAGGTTAAACCCGGAACAAAAAACAGACGGCACGCCGGTTGCGTAACACATTGCGGCCTGACCTAACCAGGCGATTCTATTCATAGCCCTGTTTGTTAAATACTGCTCACATGAGTGCTTCCATTCAGTTGTTACACACTCTAAAGCGTTTGAAAATCTTTCTGAATCTCTTAAAAATTCAGCGTAAGCTATCTCGCATTGTTCTGATGTCATACCTTCTTTTTTACTTGCATAAAATCCAGCTTTAGCGCACTCCCATTTGTCGTAAGTGTGAAAAATACGATCAGGGTCGTTTGTGTTAGCAGTCCTGTATTGTTCAAAATCTTCAACATTATCAGTCAAAGGTGAATAGTCAATATCTGTATCTGATGATTCCCATGCCTTGCTGAAATCATTATCTGAAAACAGATGTTCTAATCCGGATATTTGGCACAATCTTAAAACCTCCTCCGCATCCATTCCTAAATTCTTAGCTATCCTTTCATTAGTCCAATTACGGTTCTTAAGTTCAATAACAATTTCTGACATTGCATCAATCTGATGCTTACCCCTTGCCCTGTTGTGACGGATTGTTGAAGCGATACGGTCGCTTTTAGAAGACTGTTCTTTACGGATTATAACAGTAGGCAAAAATCCTTTTATCCGTTGGTTTACTAACTTTGATTCCTTGCCAACCCTGTTTCGGTGAAACCCGTCAACTACCTCTATATTTTCACCATTAGGGAAGGTTACAATAGGCTGCGTATATCCGTCATTAACTATACTGACTTCAAGCAATTCCATTTCAGGCGGCGCAACTTTATTAGGGTTGTAGTCGTTTGAAACTACTTTATCCTGCTTTACCCATTTAACGTAATCTACCGGCTCATTTTTAAATGGAGAGTGTTCGTGAATAACCTCCCGCAGTTCATTCATGCAGGAAACAAGGTCAGATATTTCAGTTTTAGATTTTAGTAATTCAGCAATTTGGTTTTTTAATAATTCCATTTTGTGTAGGTTTTCTCAAAATTATATAAAATGTTTTACCGGACAAAATTATTTTCGCTGATCCTCCCCTTTCATTGAAATCACGTTAAACATTTGGTTGTGTTTTTAGTAATTAAAACATTGGCGCGTACTGTCTTGTGTCAGTATTGTAATTAAACGACACTGATCCGATTTTCCCAAGCCAACTATACTTTACCTTCTGAATACTTATATCAACAATATTACTCTCAAAATCCCGGTACACCACAAACCCATTATGAGTTTTATTAAAGAAGTGCGCCGATCCGGAAATGCTGTAAAGCGTTGGCATCTCGTATTTTCCGCCCTCCTTTTTTAGCTTCGTTGGGTGCGCAATCAGTATGCCGTGTACATCGTAAGTTTTCAAAAACCGTACTAACTTAGTCAGGCACTCATTTATGTACTGGGTTTCAGACTGTCCACCTGCGGCCTTATATTCAATATAATTCCACGGGTCAATTACTAAGCCCTTTATTCCTTTCCGCTTAACCAGTTCGGTAAACTTTTCAATCAGCCCGTCAATAGTCACATCAATTTCATCAACCTTCAAAAAGCTAAAGTACCTATCCACAAAACCAACCCCGTTTTCAAGATCCATCTGGCTGATCCGGTGATCCGGGTTTTTCCTGAATCCGAATGACTTTCCGGCGTGCTTTTCAATCAGCTTCGTAAAGTGAATGACTGCCGGTTGCTCAAACCCAACCAAACCCCAGTTCCATTCGTTCAGCTTCGCTGCCTGTACCACCATGTAATCCACAAACTCGCTTTTCCCGCTGCCCGGAATCCCGGTAACCACCGTCAACTGGCCAGGGACAAGGCTTAAATACTCGTCAAACTGCGGTATTCCTAAACTCGTTCCTTTTGGATAGCCATCCTGATAGAACCGTAAAACGTCCTCAAACATTTCCTCGGTCGTAAAAACCCCATCTATTGGCCACTGGGCGGCTGATTCGTAAACCTCTCTCAGAATCGTTTTAGAGCCATTTAGAAGCGTATCGTTGGCATCTTTGCATCCTTCAGGGTATTTTACCTTAAAACATCGTTCCCGGCCTAACCTGCGGCTTAATTCGTCCCTGAGCGATTGCCCTGGCTCGTCATTGTCCGTCATCAGGATAATTCGATCTTTATCCTCAAAGTACTGCCAGCAGTTATCAAGGTACTCAAGCTTCTGGCTGCCCTTGTTTGCCCCGTTGGGAACGCTCACAACGTTGTAAATTCCGGCCTCATAAAGAGCAAGGCAATCCATTTCCCCTTCAACAATCACTGCCTCTTTTTCGCCTTTGATTGCATCCAAGTTGTAGAAAATCAACTCGCTATCCTTATTCAGCCTAAAATCCTTATCCTTTCCCCTGAATTTTATGTTTACTAATTCGCCGTCTTTCAGGTAGTTAAAGCAAATTACCCTGATTTCTGATCCTGCTTTCGGCATCCACTCTACCGATTCGGTGATACCAAACCTCAAAAGCGTGTTGTTTGATATGCCCCTTTTTTCTTCAAACCACTTTACAAGCTCATTACTAACCTTTTGCAGTCTTGGTTGTGGCTTCGTGTACTCTTTTTTAGGATTTGCAAACGGGATGACACAACCGGCATACCCGCAGTGGTGACAATTAAAAAGCCCTCTTTCTACGTTTACCGATAATTCCCGGTCGTTATGGTTCTTTCTTTCGCTGTGGCACTTTGGGCAAAAGCCTTTGCCGCCCCTGACCTTGCTAATGTCAATTCCGTATTTTTCCCAGTTTTTCATATAATCGGATCGTTTGTCATATTTCTAATCCACGCCTTTACCAATTTGTTTCCGCTTTCAACTTTCAGGTCAGGGTATTTGTTTACCAGTTTTTCGGCTTCGATCGAAAGGGTTCTGCCGGTTAATCGTTTACCAAGTTGGTTTGAATGGTATGCCATCAGTTTAATAACATTTTCAACGGTTGGCTGCCACTCTTCTACTATACTTTCTTTTCTTTTACTTTCTTCTCCTTTCATAGCATCGTTTTGCATTGCACTTGCATTGCTAATGGTATGCACTTGCATTGCACTTGCATTTTTCCACCTTACAGCTGCTGCCTTTTTACCTTTTTCGCTTTTATAATCCATTGATCTTATGAGCCTTTCGCTAAAAAAGTAATCTCCTTCAATTTTAAATAGACCGTAATTATTTACTACGGCATCAACCTTTTCCTTAGAAGTGCCCCACCTTTTTGCATAAATTGAGCAAACAGAAACTGGCAATCTGTAATCATTCTCATTTCTTAGCCTCTCTACCAATGCCCAAAATATACCGTAACCCTCCATTCCTAATTGGTCAATTAGCTTCATGCACTTATGATCGTCTTGAGCGTTAGCATCGTGGCTGAAGTAAAAAGCGTCTTTTCTAAGTGATGCCATAAAAAAGAAATTGGGGAATCAGCCCGGGACGGCCAAAACCCCAATTAGAGATTTGTGTAAACCTCTACATACGTCCCGGATACGTAGAGATCAATAAGAATGCTAAGTTACCAATTATTCCGAATTATCAAAACAATTTAGGCTGAAAATTTACAGGCTTTACTTTCCAGTACGATACCGTCCGGCCTGTTTGCGGGTCAGTGTCTTTGCGATCAATTACGATCAGCCCGCCGGTGACAAGTTCCCCACGCCTGGGAGTTATCCGGTTGATCGGCCATTGCAGATGCTCGCTCAGTTCCCGGTCATTGCAGGGACCTAACTTTCGGATAGCGATAAACACCATCTGCCGGCAGTAGTCCTTTCCCTGCTTGTTGCTGTCAAAAGCCGGTTTGCTGCTTATGAAGTCGTAAGACATCAGCTTAGTATTTGGGTTAGTACTTTAATGTAGTTGCTGGAGGTGAGTTCGCATGAATTACCATAGTATTTTAACGGTGTACAATGGAATTCAAACGATCCGATCGGTGATACGTTTGAGTTAATATCCATCCA